TTTGCCGTTACACTACTTGAGAATGTAGCTGCATTAGTGGACTTAGATATTGTTAAAGCATCTGTTCCACTTTCGTTATAGATTATATAGTTGTTAGAACTTAAGTTTTCTCTCATTCCCACAAACCATTGACCAACACCATTTGTTAAATAACTTATGCCATTATAGTTTGTTACCGCTCCTCTATTTAAAACTAAACCCGCAACATTTGTATTAATTTGTATAGCACCTGTAAGCGTTCCACCCGTTAATGGTAGATAACCACTTAACGCACTTGTTAAAGCTAAAGTACCCGTTGCACTTGGTAGCGTGTATGTATTAGTTCCGTCCGTAATAGTTGACTCTAATCTAAGTTGACCTGTATATCTTGCCGTACCTGTTACATCAAGTTTAAAAGTATTGTTAGTATTTCCAATAGAAACATTGCCAGAAGTATTTACTCGCATCTTCTCGGTAGAATTTGTAGCGAATATAGTAGCACCTGTCTGCGATAAAATAATAAAATCCCCTGCAACTCCAGCCGTTACAAATTGCCCGTTTGCCGTTATTAAAGCAAACTTAGCTTGATATACTGAACCCGTTACTGCTTCGCCCATTGATACACTTGGAGCATTACCGCTTAAACGCAAATGATTGTCAGCAGTAGAATTGAAAATCTCAATAGACCTTTGTGGGTTTGTTAAGCCAATACCTAAACGATTATTAGCCGTGTCCCAAAAAAAGTTATTAGTTCCTGTTACGCTGGTAGTTCCGTTAAAAAATGCTACTTGCCCACTTGCTCCCGTTCCCGTTATCGGGTTAGTTAAAGCATTCTGCTTATTATTAAATGTTGTCCAATCTGCACTTGACAAAGCACCTCTATTCGTTGCACTTGCCGTAGGTAGATTAAAGGTATGTGTAGCTGTTGAACTTGCTATGTTAAAATCAGTACCGCTCGTACCTGTTGCTAAAAATTGTACTTGTCTTGTTAAGTTATTTAACGAAGTCAATCCCTTAGAAAAAGTTGTAACTACTTGACATAAATGGCTATTCTCTGTATGTAAAGTTACAGTTCTACCATCTACGTTCGCATATATTCTAATTGCAATCCTATCTGTTATTGTTAAAACAGTTGCAGTAACAGGTACAGCAAAGTAGTAAGGACTTAATGTAGTTCCAGATGTTAAATACTCAGGAACTGATTGACTGCTACCTAATAAAGTAAAAGTAGTTCCATCATATTTATACACTTCTGCATAAACATAAGGATTGTGATTATTAGAGTTTACACTAAAATATAATTCACAATTAAAGTTACCGGCAGGTACTTCTAATAAAGCTGGGTCATTGGCATCTGTAATGTAAGAAGCTATATATCCGTTAGATGAAACACTAATATCAGTTCCTGCACCTGCAATCGGTGTTTTACTAAATTGTCTATAAGCAACACCCCCTAATGTACCTTGACTTACACTTGAATTCAAATAATAAGAAACAGAACTTCCACCACCTGTTGATGTCGGGAAGTCAGATAATTGCCCATCGCCTCTAACATATTGAGTAGCTGCTCCTGCAAATCCTATATTAATAGTTCCAGCAGTTGTTATTGGACTGCCTGTTATTGTTAAAGCATTTCCTGTTTCAGTAACTGCTACGCTTGTAACTGTACCCGAAGTTGCAAACAAATTAGCTATTTGCGATAACGTAATCTTTTTACTTACTCCCGTTACAGGGTCTCCTATAATAGTTAAATCGGTTGTAACTGGTGCTAACTCGGTCGGTAATTGGTTAATCTTTTTTCCTATCATCTTAGTATGTATAAATAGAAGGCACTTGGCATCTATCGTTTAAGTAAGGTAATTCCATTGTTATATCAATCTTAACTCCAGCAAGATAGTCAGGGTCGCTTTCAGTAAAGTATGTTAAAGGTGCGGTGTCTCCAATATCCCAAATAGCTTTAGGATAACGTAACTGTGCTACTATGTCTTGACCTACTAAAGTCATATCCGATAAAACCTCGGTTTCGTTTGTCTCTTCCATTAACATACGATCCATAAAATAAAGGCTAAAATTATAGGTAATATTTTTAGCGTTTATAGTAGCACCCGTTAAAGTGTAGAACATAGCAGGGTATGTTACCTCGCCATTACTTAATCGTTCCCACACATCGCCGAAGTAAACAAAGTTAATTTGTTCGTGGTCGTTTGCGAGTGTCGTTATTTGTTTGACGATTTGGTTTAGAGTCAGGCTCATTCTTAATTTTTTCTAAATAAACACGAAGTTTATTTTGGTTCTTTATTGTTGTTACTTTACTCATAATTAGCAATCGCTACACCCTTTGTCTCCTTGATAAAGTTCCTCGAAGCTTTTACCTGCGCAGCAATCAAAATCGCCTAACCAAATGCTCGTTGTATAAGCATCATTCTCAGGGTGTATTGCATCAATGCCACTACCAGGGTTTAAGTACTCAGGATAAAGTGTAGAATATTCTTTTAGGTATTTAATCATTCTTTGCTTGTAGAACTCAGCACGAGCCTTATATCTATTCGCTACGTCAATCATATCTTGCATAGAAGGGTTCTCCGTATTCTCGCCACTCTTCCTTAACAAGCCTTTGTTATAGAACTGATAAGACAACCCCATAGGCAACTCACTAAGTACATAATGCACTAAAGTATCTGCTATATATTGATCTAATAATATAACCTCGTTTGCGTTTAAGTTGTTTGCCGTAATACCTGCTTGTAATCGGTTGTATAAAGCACTTCCTAAAGCTGGTAAGATATACATATCTTGAGCAGTTTTAATCTCAGGCAATACAAGTTTCTCGTCCACGTTTGCGTGTAAGCCAGACCTGTCTTTAATATTCTGTACGCTTATGAATAATGTGTTTAAACTCATTTCTTATTTTCTTTTAACTATGTTTGACTTCCACTCGTGTCTGCAACTTGGAGAATGTGTATTTGTTCCTGGCTTAGTGTACCAACCGCCTCGTCTATCCCATACGCTATAACCAAGCCTTGCACTCATTGACTCTATTTCGCTACGGCTATAAAACTTGTTAGCGGTTACTAAGTACTTACAAAAAGGTCTGCTTGTATCTAAATCGCTATCATTAAAACCTGCTTTCCACTCGTAAGAGTAACGAATTAATATCTCAGTAGTTTGTGGCTTTATAGCTTCAACAATTTTACTAATAGGCGCAGTAAGTTCCCTTTCAATAATCACATTACTATCAATCCCTTTGCCTTGCTTAACTTCGCTTGTCTTAATAAACCCCTTCTCAATTAATAAATCAATAACACGCTTAACCGCACCAATATCTTCTTTTAAAGTGTCAGCTATTACCTCTGGAGTTATTCTTTTATCCTTAACAATTAAGTCCAAGATATTAGATTGCAACTGCGATACATCTGCAAACATTTGGTAATCGTTATCGTCATTAAATCTTGTCTTGCTTTTAAATACTTCGTAAGCACTTCTATCTTCTCCGAACTCAAAGAAAACTTGAAAGTCAGCTTCGTTAAATTCTAATTCCTCAGCACCTAACCAAGTAGCTACTTCGTCATCACTTAAAGCATAACCGCCTTTAAGCATTGAACTTGCTTGTTCTCTGGTAATCTTGCCCTTATTAAAGTCCCTAATAATACGCTGCATATTTTGCCATTCACGTCCTTTCAAGCCTTTAATATGCTCATTCACACTTAAAGGACTTGCTGCCATTGGTTGCTCAGTTTCTGAAGGCAATCCGTATTGTGTAGGGTCAATACCAAGCTTTTCTAATATCCATTCTTTTGGTGCTACTTGTAAAATAATATTCTCACTAAAGTCAATTCCAATAGGGTCAACTGGTTGAAGTACTAATTCCTCAGTAACCCCTGCATACTTACCAAGCATATTAAACACACCTTCAAGTTGCATCTGCTTATAGCGTACATAGGTGTTATTAAATATCTCGTAGCTATCACGCATCTGTTGGCGGTTGCCTAATTGACCAGGAACGGCAATACCGAATAAGTCAGGACTTGTAATTTGGTGTCCGCTAAAAATGTTAGTTTGTATTAACTCATCTACTCTACCAAAGTCCTCTTTAGTTAAATCACTTGCACCTAAATCGTCAACAATAGGCTTACGGGTTAAATCATTTACAAAAGCAAGTAGATACTTTTTGCCGTCTGCACCCGTGTACATATTATCGAACTGTCTGCTAACAAGTCGCTTCTCTTCAGGACTTGGTTCTCCGTTTGGTAAAGTAATAAGTTTACTTGCAGAAAACCCTGTTTGAGCATTACCCAAAACGTGCTTACTAACTTCTACATCACTTTCAATGTAATTCAAAGCACCGAAATAACCAGGAAGGCTATAAACATTCATTCCCGGTCTGTACTCTTTAACGTAAAGTATTTGCACACCTTGTGGGTTAGCAGGGTTGAACGCATTGTATATCTCAGCTTTTTCTTGGTTGCGTGTAGCTTTCCAATCTTCTTTGTACCAAAACTGCGTGTTATCTTTGTTAGTTCTTATCTTTGTATAATCACAATGCCATAACTCCGCTACTTGTTCGCCTATTACACTCCAAATAACTTGGATGTAAGCACCGCCAAATAGTTCTAAATCTAAAGCAACCTTTTTAGTTAGATCATTAAGGGTTTCCTCTCTATTAACCTTTTGAACAATCGCTTGTTCTCCTGCCCAACCATTGCCAACAATGTAATTCACTTTGCCTCTAATGATAGCATTGTGCTTTGCAGATTTGTTAAATAGGTCTAATAAGTACTGCGGATAGTCATTATTTTGACCATACTGCATATACCCTTCGCCTTTTTTCTCTTTATATTCTGGTTGCTTTGCTTCCGCAAATGTCAATACTTGTATTTCCATTATTGTCTTATTGTGAATGTGCTTGTTGTTTCGTATTCTGTGAATGAAATAGTTGTACCCTCAAGTTCCATAATACCGCTTTCAAGCAGGTTTAAGCCTGTCGGGTTTAGGTTTGATGTACTTGCTTGTTCGTAGATTGTGTAGGTATATTGCCCGTTTAAAGCCGTATTAAAGAAGCTATTTACTACAATAGTGAATTCGTTGTATCTTTCCTTGTATGCACTTATGTCTGTATTGTTCAGCCTTACAAATTTGATGTCCGTATTTGTACTTCTATTCTCGAAAATGAATAGATAGTTAGGACTTGTTAAAAGCTGCTTTTCAGTCAAGGTAAGTATTATGTTTTGGGTTTGCCCCTTAGTTAATCTTATCACAACTATAAATATAAACTATTGCGATTGTTTGCAAAATAAAAAACCCCCGAACAATTAAGTCCGAGGGCATCTATATACAAAACCAAAACAACCTAAGAACCTGCGGTAGTTAATTGACCTGCCACAGTTGAGTTAACTTCTGGAGCAAGAGCTGGCTCTGCACCTGTAAAGGTAAGAGTGTAACCGCTTCTATCTCCTTCAGCCGTTCCTGTACCTGCGTTACCGCCTGTAAGGTCTAAGCCTCTTGTTTTTCCTAAGTACCAGTATTTGCCATTGTTATCTTTGGCAACTGCCACTAAAGTGTTTTGAGCCAACAACAAGATTTCGTTTCTTGTGTTCGCTTGTAATTTATTTAATACTATGGTTAATTCCGGAGCATAAAAGATAGTTCCGTTCTGTACGTTTGCATTAACATTCTCAACTAATTGAGAAGTGCCTTTTACAAGTTCGTACTTAAAGAACTTTTTACCTGCTGCCTTAACAAGTGCGGTAATAACACCACTTGCTTCGGTAGTTGAGGTAACGTCTCCTTCTGCTATAAAATAAACCTCAGTAATTCCACCTAAACTGTCTTTACAATCTAAGGTATAATTTTGAGTTAAAGCGCAAGGCATATTGTTTAAATTTAATTAGTTTGAAAAAAGTGGGGGATATATTTCAATCCCCCTATAAATTATGCAAGGATAAACTTCACTACTTCGTCAGGAAAGGCAATGTTTACACCCATCTTAAACTGAGATACAAAACGTACTTGGTCAGCTTCTTTTGCATAGAAAATCTCAAACTTCTCTTCTTCGTTCAATAAGTCTGTACCTAAGAACATATTAGATAAACGCATAGCGTAAACCTTGTTGCTTCCGTTAAGACCTGCAACTGCTACAACTTTGATTGTAGTACCAGGAAGTACAAATTCGCTATCAGCTTTTACATCAATTTGGTAATTGAAAGAACCGCTGTTTTTAAGAGCAACAGTATAAGTGCGGAATAAATCTTGACCACAGAAGATAGTCATATCGTCAGCAGCTACAACTTTTGCAGGAATTGCTTGGTAAACACCATCAAAGATAGAGATTACGTTAGCAGCAGTAATAGAAGATAAAGGAGCACCTGAGATAAAAGTTGAAGCGTTTGCAGCAACAACACCAGAAGCAGCGTTTATTAATTTTACAAGACCATCAAATTTGTTTAGGTTAACATTCACACTTCA